GGTTGATTTTTCTATTTAATAAGAAGTTCTCAACATTATCAAAATCTAAATTAAAAACTTTATTAACCTCATAATCACTTGGTCTAATAACCAAATAATCAATTGATGCCGATGCCCCATTAAAAGGGTTACCATCAACAATAAGTTTTAAAGTCGTTGAGCTACTATTAGTTGGGTATAAGTAGTTTACAGGGTATTGGTTACCATTAACAAAAAGAACATACTTTTTATATTCTACTTTCATATTCCTTAATGGTGAAACTGGCATTTCGTAAAACATCATGTTAGTTTCAGCATTTTCAGAATAATCAATCTCAAATGGATTGTTTATCGATGATATATAAATTTCTAAAGTCGTATCATCGGCTTGTTGATCGTAAACAATATTTATTGCCGTTTCTTGTGATACAAATGTTGGTGTTATAGAATTAACTTCAAGACCCGCAGGGAAAAAGTTAATAATTTTAGTTACAGATGTTGATAGTCTTTTAACTAATGAACCATATTGGGTAAAATTGGTTACTTGTGATAAATCGTAGTTAGGGTAAACTCTATAGTTATTAGCTAAAATGTCCGCGGCCTCAGCTTGGCTTTGGATATTCATTGATTCTAAATTTACAGGAGACGAGAATGTTCCGATAGTAAATGTCCTATCTTGTTTCTCACTAATACCTGTGGTGAAGTTAAAGTTAGCTTGCGTTAATCCACCTCCAGTAACTAACTGAACTCCGACCAAGTTGTTTGAGAACTGATTGGCGGCACTACTTTGTGGTGGACAATAAATTTTATCAATAGCCATTAAGCTGTAATGTTATTAAAAGCTTTAGAGAAGTCGATGTTTTCACCACGATCTTGTCTAACCTCATAAAGTAATGTGTTAAACTGATCTTTAATTTCATACAAGTTGTATTGTCTGTAGATATTATTACTTGAGTCGTAGATGGTGTAAATACCGTCCTCCATAGATTTAGTTTGGTTACCGTAAAGAGCAATTGCAAGTGTGGAGATGTCTTGATCCACAATTTCAATTTCTGTTGTTATTGGATTAAAGTATGTATTAGTCATAACAATACTTTGGTTCGGTTGTCCAATATATGGTGTTGCACTTGGTTTATTAGTCGGTGATGATGAAGGAGATAACGTACAAAATAAAAGATTTGTAGATCCTTCAACATATCTATATCTGATAGATTTCTGAATAGTGTTTGTTAAGTTTTGAACCACAGGTTCACAATAGAATGATGATGTTACAATTCTAAAGAAGTTAGGAATTTTAGTACCATCAGTATTTAGATATTCAACTCTAAACCCAACTAAACCTTGATTAACAAATTTGTTTCTGTATTCGGCAGGTACGTTATTAAGATCAATGACAATACCTTTAACATTAGGTAATGATGATAGAACACCACAATCGGTGATTACGGTTCTAATCTCAGCAGGTCTAATCATTAAGGTATAGATACCTAACTTATTAAATTGGTCTGCCGGCAATTTTAAATTATATAATCCACCTAAAATCTCAACAGAACTACCTCCAGTTTCATTATTATTGAAGTATGGTCTTAATACGTCTTGAGCGTTTAATGTCGTCATGACAAAATTTTGTGTGTCATCTCTCGACTCAGTATATACCATAACAATTTGTACGTCCTCGGGACTTACATCAGCTGGTCTTATCGTTCCATAGTTTCCTGTTGCCATCTTCTATTCTTTTCTTCTTTTTATAAATATTTAAGTTGATACTTTTTCAATTGTAAAGTATTTGTATCCGTATTTTTCTAAATCACCAATGTTATCTACTTCACCTAACCTCATCACATTCTCAAGTGGCGTGTATTTCCCACGTTCTATATAAACATTGGATATAATTTCGGGTTGGTCTATAACATTTAACAATGCTTCGTTTTTAGTTATTGCCGTTAATATTATTTCACCAGGAACTAAACCATACGACTCAGCAAAATAAATTGTGAAATCTTCATAGTCATGGTAAATAACTCCGTTCATGGTGTATGCTGTGTAAACTCCTGATGGATCTTCACCATAGAAAGTTCCAATACCTCCTGTTGTTCCTGTAACCTGAACCCCCAATTTAAATTTACCTCCAGCTAAATTAACTTTAGGTCCGAACTGAGCCAAGTCATTTAATGTCGATTCAGTATACCCTGTAATTGGGAAAGGTACGTTAGTGTAGTTATACGAATAATACTCATTAATATCTGTCCCTGAATCTCCTGTAAAAATAAAATCATAACTTACGGGAGTTCCTGTCCAACTACCAGCCGCAGGATAAAATACGACATTCCCTTCAGGGTTTGGTATAATCGCATTTGTAAAAGGTGTAATAACAGGTTTTTGTACTTTTGAAATCCCCCAAGGTGAGTTGGCAGTTAATGTAATCGTATATTGGTTTTGACTTGTTGGGTATATGTGCGTTAAAGGTGTAATACCTAAAACCGGCACTATTGGCGAACCGTCACCCCAATCTAATGTAAATGTAACCAAACTTAAAAACTTAATAAGTTCTAAGTCAGATGTATTGTAAAATGTGTAAGTGTAAGGATTAATCGTATTAGCAGTAACTATAAAGTTGTTTAAAACATCCGCTTGTATTATCATCCCATCAAATGGTGAGTAATACCCGATATCAACCGCAGATTCTGTAATCATAATGTTTACAGAAAGTCCTGTCAAAAATGAAGTCCCACCTGTGTTCCCACTTAAAACATAGGACATAGGTAAATAAACTCCCGTTTGTCCAATATCTTCTATGGTTTGTGTTGAATCAGTTAAACAACACGGATCAATAAAATTTGTAATATTAGTATCTCCCGTAAACCCAACGAAAGTTAGATCCGATTTTATATTCTCAGGTGATATAATAAATTTGTAATCAGGTGACTGCATTATGGGTTCACATATTCATACCACTTTATCGGCGATAAACTATTACCAACTCTTTGTTGAGTTGATGTAGAAAACACTTCGTAAGTTTTGTCGGAATAATCCAACTCCACTCTATAATAGAAATAGTCTGCATTATTGAATTGGAACTTGCTCGGAGTAATTAAATCTTGCTTTGTGTTGGTCATTTGTTTAAAAACCCCTAATCTCGCATTAAAAAACTTTGCGGTCATGTAGAACGTTGATATATTGATAAAGTTTCTACTTCTTAACCAATAGATATAAAACCCTTCTTTGTCAGCTCCAATACTATCTAATATCATTGTTGGTTTTTTAATTTCAACAGGTGGTTGCAATGGACCTAAAATTGCGGTTTGGGTTAAACCTTGTTGTATTGGCAATATAATCGATAAATAGATTTGTTGTGTACTCTCGTCGGGAGTATCGTATAAATCCAATTTGAAAAATGATTTAGTAAATGGTTTTGCGTAGTAATAAACTTCCTGTATTGAAAATCCTTCATTTAAATAAGAGCTACTCCAGTTACCAATAGTGTTTGCCGTTATTGGTGCCGTGTCGTCATAAAAATTAAACTCATAGTTAATCGCACTATCCATATTAGGAAATGGATGTTGTGAAAATCTAGCAATCTCAAAGTCTGCAGCAACACCCGTAACTTCTTTAATAACCTCAACTTCATAATCAGAAATACTATCATCACGACCCATGAAATCCCATGTCATATTAACAGGGATATTCAAATACTTGTTGGTATCGTCTTTAACTATTTTTATTCTATTCGCACTCATCCTCTATTGGTTCTGGTATTGTTGTTGTGTTTATCGGAACCCTACCTAACTGATTGTAATCACTTGGTATATTATACCCTTCAGGCGTAATTCTAAATATCGTATTTAAAAATGGATAATGAGCATCATTCAAATAAGGGTAATCAACCCCAATTCCATCCGTATCAATAAACCCATAAGGATAAAGGTCTCTCCATCTAAATAACGCATTAGTTGTTGAATAATATGCGTAGTCAGGTATACCAACAACATTTTTACTATCCCCTTCTTCAATATAGTCAGAGAACGCCCTAATCTGTATACCACGATGAGGTTCGTAGAAATACCCAGGTTGGTTAGTTGTTGGTAACGTATTATCCAACTTAAAATGTGTTTGATTGTATATTATCTTGTGTTGGTAAATCGATATTACTCTTTCTAATTGCTCAAAATCATTCCATTCACAATAATCCCCATCAACAATATCACCTTCATTTAAAAGATTATTATAGTAAAAAGGGTATTGCGTCATTGTTGTATTATATTGACCTTGAGTAATTAAAGTATTTGAATTTTGGTTATTTTGGTCCCACCAAATTTGTGGTTTATCTTTATCTAAAAAGGTATTAAAAAGCCACCCTTGTTTTAATTTGTCAGTCCACCCAAAATAACCTCTCCATATTGTCGTAAAGAATAACTCACTAACCGGTCTTTTTTGGTTATCCAAAAGTGTTCTCGTATTGACATCACAATTAAAAGATAACGTATAAGATCTAGACCCTTCCTTAACAGATGTTCTACTTTTTTGGTTAGGTGTGATCGCTTTAACCTCACATTTCTGTTTGTTATTATAAATATTTTGTTCGTACCCAGCGTTTACAACAACGGCACATCCAGGTTTAGTTAATATTTTATGTTTTCTAATATAGTATTCACTAATTGTATCCGCAGAATTTGCCGGATTTAATACCCTCCTAAATGTTCCTTTAGTTAATGTTATAAATGTCGTTCCTGTGTAACCAATATTTCGAATATTAAATATGTAATTTTCAGAACCTGAACCCCCATCACCTAAACTAGTAACTTGAAAAAATGAATTACCGTTATAGTTAGTTGATAGTAGAACATACTCCCCGACTGATAATCCGTGAACAACAGGACATTTAAAACTAATAAATCTTTTTTCTCTGTCGGTACCAACCGCTATTACGTAGGGTAGTCCTTGACCTGCGGTCCATGTCCAAGATATATTAGTTTGTGGTTCTATCGCATATAATTGTTTATTTGGATCGTTTTGAAATGCGTAGCTCAAATAGTGAGACCAATTATATGTTGAAGCACTAACTGACTTGAAGTCCACTTGTTTTCCATTACCTATCGTATATCCATCAACGTTGATGTCGGCTCTGATAAAATCAAATTCACTATATTGAGGAAATCCGTCCCATGGAATTGTTTGGTTTGTTGTCCCTACCGAAGTTGGTGATGTTCCTAATGGGTAGTAAGAAATCGCATTTTTAATTGCATTTGTGTAATATAAATTATCCCTAAACGGTGAATATGTTGTTGATCCTGTGTACGCATTTTCAAATACCATCATGTATTTACCAACCGGTCTAAACGTGAAAGACTCTTGTCTTTCGTCGTCAAAGACAGTTGATAAACTCAAATCAACACTTCTATCAAACTCAACTAATTGTTTTTGATTTTGTATTAAAGGGATATTCATTTGTTGATCCTGTTTAGGGGCTCCCTTATATCGTTGTGTGGATTCTATTATCCTTGTAGTTGGGTCTATCTCCATTATTCTTCAGCAGTTGCTACATATAGTTTATAAAATCGATTTGTTGCGGATTTTCCACTATTTAAACCAAAATAGAAATGGTAAGGTGCTCCAACAACCGGTGATGTTGGACCCGCCGTTTGGGTTGGCGCTCCTTGAGCAATACTAGATAATGGCGTGATTGGTAGTGGATCCCCATTAAGATCAAAACTAGATATATAACCTAGTTTAGTTAAATTAGTTCGATATTTACCTTGTGCGGAATCAAAATCAAAGTCTTGATATTTTCTAGCGTAGAATCCAACACCGACAGTTGTATTCGTAAACCAATTATTATTCTCGGAACCAAATATATTTGGGACGCCTACATAATCTTCAGGGGTGCTAATAGACCATCTGTAATTAGGGACTAATTGAGATTTTGGGTACCCAAAATATTCTTCAATCAAAGGGTTAAAACTGTATGTTTCTAATCCCGGTGACATCACTTTTCTATATCTAATTTCATCAGGTTCATCATTAAAAAATAACCCCATTATAGGCCTAACTTTCCTTGGTGGTAAACCATTTACAATACCATTCATATTGTCACCAAAATAAATATAATCATTACTTGGTATGTTTTCCGTTATAAATGGTAAAACTTTCCATTCAGAGTTTATCGATAACATTTGAGCCCAATCACCATCAATTCTATCACCACCTCTTTCACTATTAAAAAACTGTATGATACCAATACCTTCACCACTACTTTGCCCCACACTAACAGGTAACATTCTATTTCTAGTACCCTCATTGGTTAATCTAGATAAAAACCCTAATTGGATTATTTCAGAATTATCTTGATATGATGAGGATTTAATTTGGTCTGAATAATAAGACCCAAAGTTATTTGAATCATTACCCGAACAACAAACTTCACCTATAAAGGAATCTCTTGGTCCTAAGTCAACAACTGTAGTTGGGAACTGTATTTGTCTAACGTTAAACGACGGTCTATTTTCCGATGGAGATTCTTTACCAATAAAATCAACTCCATTCCATGGTGATGATCTATAAAAGAAATTATTATTCAACGGATTAAATAAAATAACATCCGTACAATAACGATACCTTGGGTTGTTTGAATTAAGACTAAAGGCATTTCTTTTATTAAAGCTATACATATATAAAGTACCGTTAACCCAATTGTTTTGGAATACTTGAGCGAAGACCCCTCTACATGCTGCTAAATTCATGGTAAATCTAGTTTTCCATTCTAAAAACAATCTGATGTCGTCCATTATTTGTACAATATATGGTCGATTAATTAAACAATAACAACCATTTATCATCCTATCTTGAGGAATTTCACATTGACCAGGAGGTAAAACACCAACATTATTACCTGAACCACTATAACAAGCTAAAGGAACCATACCTTCACAGGTTAATGTTTCGGTTAAACTGGTTACAACCTCATTAGAATCTTGAGCCTCACCAGAACTTGGTTCCCCACCCGCGTAAATCGAAGGTGAAGAAGCGATACCGTTACTAGTGTAGACACTAAAATTATTATTTTGGTGTAATCCATAACCCGTTTGATTATTAGCCCCGTTTTCAATTCCTGTGGATGTTGGTATTCTATCACTTCTCATAATAATTCTAGATGGACTTGAGAAGTCTATCGGAGATAACGCATATCTATAATATGCCGAAGAATATATAGAAGTTAAAGAACCACCCGCAGAAGACAAACCAAAATTATTATTTGTTGTCTGTGATTTATAATATTGATTTGTTTGACATAAAGCATTACAACCAATACCACTATCAGTCTCCAAAGAATATCCAAACGTGTTATTATTAGACCATCCGGCGAATGATCCCCCACCAACATAATCAACTTGATTTCTAGGTTCCGTAAAAGAACTATTAACTAAGTTTCCATTAGGTAAAATTAAAGATCCTGCTGTTTGCCAGTTTAAGAAAGGAGCTGGATTATAGAAAATTGATAATGTATCGTCGGTACTTAAATAATAGTAAGGTAGGTTTGATGTATATGCGGTATAATTACTTGGTGTAATACCAAAAGTGTAAGATGGGAAATACAAATAATTATCGGTATTATTAGTTGTATTGTGACTTCTTGGTTTTTGACCTGAAGGATATGACTGTATTGGTACGTTTAAATAATAACTACCTTCTATTTCAACACTTCCTGGTGTGGTATACCCATAAATAGTGGATAAATCGTATCTAATTGTTTGTTTTGCGGTATGTGGATCAACACCTCTAGTGAAAATACAAACTTCAAAATCTTCATAATTAGGTAATAGTCTTATGACATCGTTAATTGTCCATGAACTATATGTTGGTGTATAATTTACAACATCGCAATCAGGTACCGCAATTTCCACATTATGAAATAAATATGTTGACCCATAATACCCTGAAGTACCTAATGACATAGTTTCAAAATTTGAGACTGTCATACCTGTTATCAACTGGAAATACTCAACGTCCGTTGCGTATTTTAAATAATCTTGTTCCACCGCAGTATTCCCTATTACCGGTAGTTGTGAAACTTGAGGATTATTTATTAGTATAGTTTTTTGTAGGTTAGTTTGACCATTTGGATCGTTAGGGTCGGCATAATTAACAACAATACTTGTTTGACCTGTTAATGTTGTTCCCGTAACGGCTTTATTGTTAAATTGATTCTGTGTCGCCCCTGTTAAGTTAAGTAACCTATTTGTGGAGCCTGAGTCTGAATAATTTGGGTCTTGGAACGTACATATGTTTCCAACACCTATAGTGGCCGACGTGCCAGGACCCATCAACACAACGACAACTTGATCCGTAAATGTTGATGTTGATTGGTTAGAATTTAATGACGGGTTCACCCAAGTTGTTACTATATTCTTACCTGAGAAATATTTATCTCTTGTGTTAAATTCGTTTAGTTTTTGAGGGTATGTGTCTGAAAGTGGGTACGCAAAAAATCTTCTATCGGGATCAAGATTTTTCTTTTCCGCCGACCAAAGAAATGGTTGTGGTGCATGTAATAGGTATAACTCGTTGTTAAATAACTTATTTGGGTTAGTTGAAGTAATGACGTCATACCCTGAAATTGTTCTTTTTAGGTCTAAACTAGCTTGTACTGTAACATCTATTGATATATCGTTATTATCAAGTAAAGTTTCAAATGATTGATAATTGCCATCGTAACCAACACCACAATCGAACGGTTCACTACCATCAGATAATCTTAGTAAATTTGGGTGAGTTATATTGTAAAGATCCGCACTGTTTATCGGAGCTATCAAAGTATTAACAGTTGTTAAAGTTGCCGTGTAAGGTAAATCTTGAGATCCGTTATTATATTCTGTAAGTGGTTCAACTTGATTGCCGGTGTCTTCATCTTCATTAACCCCACATTCACATTCACAACTTGTACAATCGGGGTATGCAATCATAGGTAGTCCTATTCTTGGGAATCCAGGTACGTCAGGAGCATCAATACTAAAAATATTTTTAATTCCGTTTATTATACTTCTAATAACTTCCCAAATTGCGGCAACAATATGAATTATAAAAATTAAAGACATTATAGGCCACGCCAAAACATTTAGTAGTAAATTAAAAACAAAGAAAATAAAATCAAAATTTCGTATAATGTCATTTACAGGAAATGTATTTACGGTAGACTTACAAGTTCTATCGTCAATTTCTTTAATACCCAAATGTTTTGCTCTACCAATACCTTTTTTGTACCTATCTAAGAACATTGCGGTTGTGTATACTTTGTTATAATTAAATTCATAAAAAGTATCTTCACAATTTATGGCATCTTGGATATTAACATAGTCATCCCAATCTAAACTAAACGCATATGATTTATAAACATCAAAAAGTTGTTGAGGTATCTGAGTGAAACTAATTTGTTGTGATTGCGCGGGATCGATCGGCGTTGCAATTATTTGTAAAGTATCCCCAACAGAAACAGTTATCGAATTTAAGGTTCCAACATATGGTTGACCATTTAATAAAATTTGATAAGACTCAACATTTATGGTTTGCGGATTTGATAAACCAGCATCCAATATAACTGTCGCGGTAACCCCAATAGTTGACCCCGCAGGAATTTGGGGGTAGTTATATGTCCCAACTGAAGTAGGTTCAAATGGGTCATCTGACGAATTAACCCAACCATATTCTTTAACATTTGGAACTAAAAAATTACCTCTCTGAAAGCTGTCCTGTAGTCCTTGTTCATTTTGCCAATTAAACTTAAAACGGTATTTACCCTTTGTTGGTATACCTTTGTTTGGGTCGTTAGATATTATCTGTTCACCAAATTCATTAGTGTACACGTAATCTAAATTCATCGGGATGTTCAACAAGTAAATTCCGTCTCCGTCAATAACTTTTCCCCCTTCCTCAATTTCATACTTTTCAAGTATAGGAAACCCGTTGTTATCCGAAAATATTGTTTGTCTAATTGCCTGTATTTCACCTTGACCTGTAATCAATTCACATAAATTTCCAGTGTTATTTCTAGGTCTACATCTAACTTTTAATGCCTCATCATCAGTAGTTGAGATAATCGATCCCATAAAAATTGATGTCGGCTGTATTGTTAAATTTGCTTGTTTTGTTAAATCAAAGTCAACTCGGGTAATACCAATTTGACAAATATCGTTATCCCCCCAAAATGGTCTAACATCAACATCAAATACCAAGTTTTTAATCTGCGGTAATTCCTGTAAATTTGCGGACGATTTAAATCTTGCACCATTAACTTGAGTTTCCGTTGCTAACCCTTGTAAAATTAAATCTTGTGGTGTTAATGAAAAACACCCAATATCCGATAAATCAATATCCATAACAATTGTTTGGGTTCCAACAGGAACTCCAAAAATCATAAAGTCACCACTTTCATTTGTGGTAACGGTAAACCGATAGTATTTGTCGAATACTTCAATATACGACCCATCCATTAATACATCCGCTTTATTTGGGAATGTCCCTGTTGAGACGTGTCCGTTATATGCTGGTATTTTAGGTAATAGATTATATCTATAACCATCTTCATTAGTATCTGTAATCGTTTTAAACGGATATAATTCCGTAATTACAGGATCTAATTCATCCGCAGGGTCCAATGGGACGAATATGGATACTTTGGCGTTTGGTAATCCAAACCCATTATTAACAAACACACGACCAGTAACCACACCGTAATCGGCACAGAATCTGGTGTATACGTCGTTTGCTAAGATCTTTAAAGATAATATCTCTAATTGATCCCAATCTTGCTCTAAATTGACGTTTATATACTTGTCAACACCAACTTGGGTTCTTATTCTATATGACTTGGGCATTCAAAATCAGTTTTTTCATAAATAGTTTATTTCCCATTTTCATATAAAAATAAACCCCTTATGCGAAAAATAAATGACTATGAGAAATTAACAGAAGTTAGATTAATCACTCTAACATTGATATCCTTATTTGGATATCTTATCTGATAAATTTGTGTTGGGGTTGCAAATAAGGTATCTGCGGTTGGTCTAATTTGTCTTGTAACAGGATCTGAGTAAGGCATTGACGTTTGACTTGAGGAGTATTGACCTCCAACCTGATTGAAGAATGAAATGTCGGAGATGCTCACAATACCATTTTCAGCTTGTATCAATCTTCTTAATTCGGAAATATTAACATTTTCACCCAAACCTCTAACAAGTGGGTTGAAGAAGTTTCCTGTGATTTGAATTACTTTAGCAATAATCGCACCTTGGTTTTGACTATTATCCAACACAACATCAATAGTTACCGATAAGTCGATTGTGTCAGCGGTTTCAATTGAAATGTAGTCATTAATCATTCTATAGTTAGAAAGGTAGTTTGCAACGTTTTGTTTCAGTGTATTTGAAACTACGTTGGTTAACGATCCGTTTGCATCATAAGATAACATCTTAATTTTAATCTTATTGTTTTCTTCGGTGATTGCAACCTTAGCAGGTGCTCCGAATTGTGCTGGCATCGTTCTTAATATCGAGTTATAGTCATTTACGGTAACCGCTCTGTTTTGAGCTGCAAAGTTAAATGAAACCATATTTCTAACATCTTCGATTGTTGGCGGGTTAGCCCCTCCAATTGCAGCAGTTACGTTATTACATTGTAAACTATTAATAACACTTCTATTTGCGGTCTCTGAAGGTCCGTTAACCGCAAATGAAACAGTTCCAATTTGATTAATCGTGTTAATACCAATGTTACTAGCAAGTCCTCCACCAATTCTATACTGAACGAATAGTGTTGTATTAGGAGTTAATGCCGCACCCATCGCATAGTTGTTTGTATATCTACTCAAATCAAACCCTTTACCATCACGAGCAAATTCTCTTAATTGTTCTTCAGCCGAAATGTTACCACCACCAAAAGTCATTTTACAAAAACCTTCAGGTGTGTATTCAGATATAAACTTATTTGATGTAGTAATGTATCTACCAACTTTAATTCCTGGTTGATCCGATACTTTTGTAGGATCTTCAATAAAAACTCTATCTTGTACTAAAGCATCAACCTCAAACCATCTGTCAGGTCCAACGGTTATAAAATCTTGTGGATTTGGTATTGTTGAGTACTGAGTTCCCGGTTTTAATAAAACACTTGTAATACCTAAAACATTTTTTTCAGGTAGGAATAAATCCAAATAAGGTCTCACATCATTTGGTGTAATAACTCTCTTATAAACTTTAGTAATACCGTTAACAACGATTTCTCGTTTAACGATGGTATAGTTTAATAACTTACCGCTTGAGTCGAAGTTAGGTATTTTAACTCTGTTTGGCGATCCTTCAGCATTTATTGGCGATGCGAAATCAATATCGTATACGGTTTCAAATGGTTGTCCTCCTCCGTTAACTTGAGATCCTCTTCGTAATACACCACAATATCTTAAGTCTTCTCTATCCCCAAAAGCAGGAACTGTGATTGAGAAGTCAATTAATGCAACTGATGGTCTTTGTCCTGGGATTTTTAAACCATAAGTTCTTGCAATATTATATATTGATGTTTTTTGCTGAGCAAATTGTAATACAGTTTCTTGTATACTTCTATCTATCTGATAGTTTAAGTTATCCGTTACCGCAGCATTTAAGTCTAACATTACTGAGAAAATACCCGCGTCGTTAAAGTTTTGTACTAAGTCAGGATAATACGTTCTTGTGAAGTTAATTAACTCTGTTCTTACTCCTTGGAAGTCCCTTACCGTATAAGAAATTTTCTTTTCTGCCATATACTATTAAATATTGATGATAACAAAATCTGAAGATTCGAAAGCCGAGTCCGTAATTCTATAATCAATTTTGATTTTTGCGGTGTGTTCTAATTGTGATATATTTGGTACCGAAAATTCTCTCTCACCGTATTGATTAACCGTATAACCTTTATCCTCCAAACCTGCCGATGCCGGTTCAACCGAAATATTGGTTATTTGTAGGTTAGGCATATAAGTTCTAATCGTATCTTGAATCTCGGATTCAATGTCAGAGAATGTCGGTCCGTCTAGTGGTTCAAAAATGTACTCATATAAACGAGTACCAAAATCAGGTAAAAAATATCTACTACCTTTTCTCGTTAAAAGAAGGTGAACTAAGTCCGCTCGAGTTTCCGCTTCAGTAGTGTTGGTAACATCCAAATATCTACCTGTGAATGAATCCACAAAAGGAAACGAAATACCATATGTTATACCATTTGCCATATCACATATAAATATAACTTAGGTTTTTTTTAAGTAAAAAATTTATGGAAATAAAAAACCCTCCTTTTTGGGGAGGGTTTAAAATCTTTTTTTATTATCACATTTTAATTACTTTGTCGGCATTAAATTGACCCCACTTTTTATCGTAATTGTCATCCATATATGCTTCATCTGAAAAATCATGGTGAATTTCAGAATTTAAGATCTTTTCAATTCTTTGTGGGTTATCACCTTTAAACAATAAAACTCTTCTGTCTTGGTATCCTTCATCTCTAGTTTTGTCAGTTACATCAACACCCCAAAATATTTCACCTGATTCATTATCTTCATATTCTTTCATAGTGAATTTACCATCTGCAGACTTTTTAACATTTCCTGTTTCAGTCATTCTATTTTTAAGTTGTCTATTTTTGATATAGTCATATGCCTTTTTAACAACCGCACCCCCAAGAGCAAGCCCACCTAAAGTCATTAACACACCTTCATTAAGTTTTTTTTCATTTCTCTTTTCTTCGTTTATAACTCTTTTAACGATACGAGCAAGATCAGATTCTGTTAATTTTATAATTTTTGCCATGATATTAATTTTTATTTATAAATATTAGGTAACAAAAAAAAATCACTACCGAAGTAGTGATTCTTATTTTTTTTAGGATGAACATCCAAAACACTCAAAATCTGAATTCTCAGGTTTCGATGGTAAGTTGATGTTTGAATAATCAACTTTTGGTGGTTCAGGTGTTACTCTTGGTTTTTCTTTTTTTGATATATCCATCGCCAAGTGTTTAGCTCCTGTTGAAATTGCTTTGGTTCTAACATAGTAACAAAGGGTTTTCAAACCACTTTCCCACGAATGGAAGTGTGATGAGGTGATCTTAGATAATGTTGGGTTAGACATATAGATATTCATAGACTGTGATTGATCAATGAATGGTGCTCTTTCTGCCGCCATATCAATAAGTTGTTTTTGTGAAATCTCCCAAATGGTTTTGTATTTAGGTATCAAATGTTCAA